TTCTGTAATTGTTGTAGTTCTTCTGCTACTCCAAGTTGTGTAGCTTGTACGTATTCTGTAGCAGTTTGTGTTTCTCTACCAAATCTTCTTTGTGCTGCTTGTATTCCACCTAATGATAATGATGCTTGACCAAAACCTTTTCTTGCACCTTCTTGTGTTAATCCTTGCTGTACTAATGACTGTGCTACTAATTTATTTACACCAAATCCTGCAACTTCTGCTTCACCGAGAACTTGTGATGCTCTTATCTGACCTTCTAATATATCTTTACCAACTTTTGGAGAAACAAACATAGCAAATATTGCTTCATTTGGTAAATCAATACCATAATTATCTAAGTATGCTTGTTTTACTTGTGGAATGTTATTAACAATACCTTGATAACCTGCTTCTAATCTCTGTTTAAACTCTAGTGGTGCTACATCTCCACTAAGTGCATTAACAATATCATCTTGAAACTCATTAGGATTTAAGTTATAATCACGCAAACTAGCTTTCATATTATCCACAGCAGCAACATACTCTTGTTCTGTCATCCTAAGTGAACCATCTTTTCTCTTTATTCCAGGATAAATCTCATTCATTATTGGGTCTGCTCTCATTTCAGCTAAAGCTAAACGTTCATTTCCTGATTCTGCATATTTATTTAAAAACAATCTAATTAATCTATCATCTAAATAAGGATATAAACCTTTAGCCTGTTCAAATGTAGATGGTCCTGTTTGTGCAACTTCTGCTACTTGTGCTGATGCTGCATAATTACCAAGTAATGTAGATAAAGTATCTGTATCAATACCACCACCTGAACCTTCAGGTTTGCTAGTTAAATTAAATCCTGCATTTCTATATGCTTTTTCTTCATCTGCATCTTTTGCAGTTATTGCAATACCATCAGAGTTCCATAAAACTATAGGATAACCATCATCTACTACAGTTTCATCTACTACTGGTTCATCTACTACAGTTTCATCTACTACTGGTTCATCTACTACTGGTTTTGTTATTACTGGTTCTTTATCACTACCATAAACTAAACCTTGTGTATTTGCTATTGCACCAAATTTTTTAGATTGTGCTGCTGCTTCAGCTATTGAACGTGATTTATTTATTTTTGCTTCTGCTGCAGCTCTTGTCTTAGGTCCAATAATTCCATCAGGTGTTACACCTAATTCTCTTTGTAATGCTTTAATCTCTTCCGTTGTCATATTTTCCATAATTAACCTACTAAACTTTGTCCTGTAAATACACCTGATACATCTTGTTTGAACACATCTGTCATAGCACCAAGTACTGTGTCTTGATATGTTGGGTCATTCTCATATTGTTTTCTTATTTCTGCAGCAAACAATGTCATATCTCCACCAACCTTTTGTGATATAATGTCCACATTTTTCTTATCTTGATTAGATAAAGCAGACTTACCAACAATAGTTTGGAATGTTCTATATAGTGGTGCAGACCATAAGGCGTGTTGACTACCTTTATAACCAGGAAACATTGTATCGTGTGCAGATTGTAATTGATTTTTAATAATATCTAAATTAGTTGTTACACCTTCTCCTAATGAAGCATCTGCTCTTAACATAGCTGCATACTTATCAATAACACCATTATTTTCAAATGCCATAGCTGTATCTACACCTAAGTATTGTGTAACTAATTCTTTTGCATCTGCAACTCCACTATGAGTAGGATTAATTCTTTGTATAAAACCTGTATAGTTTTGGTTCATAACACCTTGACCACCTGCCATAGCTAATTTGTATGGGTCAATAAGATAGGATATTGTCATAGCTGCTTCACCAGTAGTCATATTTCCTTGTGCAATATCTCCTGCTAATTGTCTAACTAAATCATCTACACCTTCACCTGATATTCCCATTTGTGCAATTTGTAGTTTAAGTGCTGTGTAATTATCTTTAACTAACTTAGCTGCTTTAGTTGGATTAGTATATATTAATTTAATCCACTCTCTTTGTTCAGGCGTACTATCTTTAAACCAAGTTAATTGGTCTAAGTATGGCGATATATCTTCACCAGTTATTGCACCATAAGCAAACAACTGTTGTACTTCATCATCTAAATACCATCTTTTACCAAATATTTCTGCTTTCTTTTGCAAATCGTTTTCCACATTTTCCAATATCCAATCAACATCTGTCTTTGGATTTTTAGGGTCTATGACTTTTAAGTCTGATAAGTTGAACATTGGAAAAAATGCATAACCATACTTGTCTGCAAATGTATCTATTGTATATTCTGTTGCTTGATTAAACGCACCTTCAGCAAAACTTTCAGGTAAATCAACATCAACTACTAATGGCATAACATTACCACTTGTAGCCGTGTACATATACACAGCATAATATTCACCATCTACAAGTATTAATTCATCAGGTGTTTGTAGTAAGCTACCTTCTTTAAATATTGCCATTATCTATCCCTATTATAAACTGTATTTGCTAGTTGTAATGTTCTATTCATAATTACATTAGCTTCAGGTCTATTGTTATAGTACCCATTTAATACTTTATCATAATCAATATTGTCTTGCATTAGTTGTACTTTGTAATCATCAGGTACTTGTGCTTTCCATAAATCTTCTCGTATATCTAATTCTTCGCTGTTATCTATTAGTGCATCTTCAAACACTTCACCTTGTGATTGTCTAAATAAATTATCTAAAGTAAATGTCCATATTTTATCTGATAGTATTTCGGATGGTGACCTTTCTCCTGCTTCTTGTAATATCTCTAGCAGTTCAGGACCATAATCTTGCCAAAAAGTTTCTTCGACTATTTGTTTTTCCCAATCTTCACCATTAGCTAATATCTCATTTCTTTTAGCAAACACGTTAGCTAGTTCAGGAATACCTTGCATAGCTGCAATTATTAAGTTAGCTACTTCATATGCTGCCCATACTGTAGCTGCTGTAGCTGCTACACCACCAAGTGATACTGCACCTGCTGCTAATGCAGCTTTTTGTGCTTGTGCAAATGCTTTAGAAATTAATGTTTCACCTATGTCTAATGTTTTCCAAGCGTAACCTAATGTCTTACCTGTCTTAGTTTGTGAAAATGATTTAGCCATTTTACGTAAAGTTTGTTTATCAGGATTAAGTCCTACTGGTGGTCTATCAGGATTAAATGGTACACCATAAAAATCTGTTCCTTCTATTCCATTTAGATTTTGACCTAAAGAATAACCTGCGTGTATTCTTGGTAAATTATCATCATTAACTAATTGTGTTGTTACACCATTTTTAATAAAGTTTTGGTCACTTACAACTACATCTATTGTTGAATATGTAGGTGTATCATTTGGAAATATATTTTGTATGTTACTTTCTAAAACACCATTATATATATCCTTATTTGGAACTAAAAATTCTACATTTATCATAGATATTGGATTATTAGTTTTTATAGTTTGACCATCTATTTCAATTCCAAATTCAGATAATCTTTGTAATGTAAACCCTGAACCTAGTTCAATATTTTGACCTTTTCTTTTAGCTATTGAGAAATATCTTGGCAAATCCTGTGGGTCACTAGAAGGTAATTTAAAATATATTTGTACTGCACCATCTATTCTGTTATCTACTAAATCAAATAACTTTGTTAATTTATTATTTATTTCATCAAGTTCAGGAATATGTGTAAATAATGCATCTAATTCAACAATACTATATATTTGTTGTGGAGAAACTTGATTAGGTGTTACTCTACCTGTAGGTGTTTGGTTTTGTATAGTAACTAAATCTTCTTGCATCCATCTATATCTTTCAGCTAACTCATCTGGAGATACTAATTGTGATTTATATTGAAGTATATCTCCTTCTCTTGAACCTAAAGTAATTCGTGTATTTTCAAAATCTCCATCTGTTATACCTATAGCTCTAGCTATTCTTCCAACAGGATGTACTCTATCCACCATAGATGCAGTTCTATCTGTTATTCCTGGTTCAATATCTATGCCTAATTCGTTCATAACTTGTGTAAATGCTGTATTAACTATGTTTACTTGTGAATCTCCAAAAGCAATATTAGATGAAATAGAGTTCATTATATTACCATCACTATCGGTATTGGTAATAACTTCTATGGTTGTATAATTTTTACTTAATTGTATACGACCATCAGCTAATGTTTCTTGATATATAACTGATGCTTCATAATACTGTCTTGGAAATTGCTCATTACCAAATTTTTCTGTTCCTACAAATTCTATATCTGAAGATAACAATATATTTTCATCTGCTCTATTTCCTAATTGTTTAATCCAATAATTCATATTTCTAGTAAATAAATGTTTTGCTCTTTCACTTAGTACATTTCTTCCACTAAAATATCCGTGCTGAACACCAGTAAATACATCAGCAATTCTTTCTGCATCTACTTCAAATACATCTGATAATAATGTTAGTTGTGCATCTCCATTACTGTAATGTCCTGAAGCACCTGTAAATGTTGATTGTGTAGAATCATAAGGATAATATGCACCGGCTTCAGGTTCTAATTGCAAACCAGTTCTTAAATTTTGATATGTATCTTCTAAATTTATTGTTTGTATATATTGGCTTAATCTTTGAGAACCAAAAGCATCAGGAGTATCAGGAGTAGAACTTGTAATTGCTGTTGGTGTTTGTGAACCATCTGTTATCCAATCATTTATAACTTGATTAGTATCAATTTCAGGTCCATCTTCAGTTATATCTATTAATAACTCTTGTTCTAAATCTGTTCTTGTTTTAATTCCTAATTCAATTCTTTTACTTTCAGGAATATTCATTAACAATAAGTTTTCAAAAATATTCCATTGTGAAGCACCAGTTCCCCATAAATCTTTTAATGGTCCAGTAGCAATTAAATCATTACCTGTGTGATGTAAATCCCAACCTATTCCACCTAATTCAAATTTAGATATACCAAGTTTTTGTAATGTTTCTTCAGGCACATCCATAACATTGACACCTGTCATTAATTCAAAACTTTCTGTTTTAAAAATTAAAGCCATTAAATCTTTAGGAGTTATTAAATCTTCTAGTTCTTTTATCAAACGACTAATATCTCCTGTTTTTGTTACAAAAGTTGTATTACCTTTTAACAAATGGTCTAATATTAATCCTACATTCCAAGGTTGACCACCAAATCCTAATTGGAACATAGCATCTATAACTTTTCTTTTAGGAAATATACTTAAATCTGCATTTGCTAATCCTATCATTTGCAAATGTCTTGGTGATTTATTTATATCATTAAATATTTTTTTAGTTGCTGTTCCTTGAATATCGTATGGTTCACCCCATAAAACTTCATCATATTCTAAATCAATAGAAAATTCTTTATTACTTAATTTTGTTTTCCAACCACTATCTATTTCATTATTTGCATTAGGGTATCTAACCATACTGCTTCTTATTACATCAGCATTTTTTTGTTCTCCTGCTGTCATTGTCATAGCATCTAATTTATTAAATAAAAATCCTCCAAGTTGATAGGTATTAGCAACATAAGAATTAATTGGTGAGTTAAACAATACTACACCATCTGCATCAGCAACAGCTAACAATCCTCTAAACCATTCAACTGCAACTCTTACACCTCTGCTTTGTAAATTTTTTACTTTTTTTGCATTGTCTATTAAAGGATTTGGATAATAACCAATGGTTGCATCAGGAGTAAAATCTAAAAAGTTTGTTTGAATACTAGCTTCAGTAACTCTGAGTCCTCTACGTGCAGTACCTACATCATTTTCAAATCTTCTATGACCTGGTTGGTCTGATTCTGCAATACTTACAATATGCTGATTACCATTTACATCAGTATGAACTAAACCTAAAAAATAACTAGGTTTTTTAATTAGTTCCTGGTATCTTGTTCCATCAGCTTTTTCTAATATTTTTTTAAAAAATTCACCAATACCTTTTTTATTTACTACCATTTTATGTAAAGTATTTTGATTATATCTACTACTACCCGCATAACCACGTACACCTATTATCCTCCAACTAAATTTATCTCCTGCTCTATCTAAAGCAGCTTGTATAAATGGATTTCTGTTTATTCTGTTTAACAAAATTCCAAACCTCGAATGAGTTGCTTGACTTGTAGTTATGAGTGGTCCATTAGAACCATCACTATTAATTAAATTTTGAAATTTTACATTATTATCTTTTAAAATATCATACCTTGTGTCTAAATAATCAGCTAACTTTTTTTGTACTGCATCATTATCTTCAGGAAATATTATTCTTGTTGTTTTATACGCTTCAGGAGTATTATCTACTGCTTTTTTATTTATATCGTGTGTATTAAATGGTTGTAATTCATTTAATTCATCAGGACCTAATTCTGATATATATGCACTATTTGCAGCTACAGGTAACTCTAATCTAACTGACCATCCTGTTTCTTTTCCGTGTTCTATTAATATTTCTGCTAATTCATTAAAGTCAACTAACCTATCCCCTCTTATAAATTCTTGTAAAGTAAAACTAGGATAAAAAACAGAATCATTATTAACATATAAAAAATTTTCATCTATTGCTTTTAATAATCTTTGTTTAGCTTCATCAAGAGAGTTATATTCACTCGGATAATTTTGATATAACTTTTCTGCTACACCATTTAATTCTTCAGGTAGATTAGCAGGGTCTAATGCTTGTGCTGCATCAACTGCTTGTGTAGTTTCTGTTGTTCTAGCTCTAGGTGTTTCAGGTTCAGTTGGTGTTTCAGGTAAATCAACATTACTTAAACTATCATCATTGTACAAAGATACAAGTAACTCATCACCTATATTTCTTTCTATTTGTTCTTCAAAATCAACCACAAACGAATTAGGTAATTGTCCACCTGCATCCATTACTGCATTATAAATACTTTCTGATACTCTTCTAGTTACCACTCTTGGAAAATTATTAGAATCATATTCTGTACCTACTTGTACAGCAGTATCTTTAATTAAACTTTTTACTCTATTTTGCTCTCTATTAGATAGATTACTTACATTTATTTGTGTTTCTCTACCTACATAGTCTATTGCTAAACGATATACTTCATTTACAAATTCATTAAGTGTCATAGCAGAGTAGTTAAATCAATAAATAAATCTGTTTCGCTTATAAAGTCAGGGTTTAATTTTTCTGATTCTATATCAATTCCAAAAGAACTCCATTTAACTTTTCCATCTTCTAAATAAACTTCTAGTTCAGGATTTTCTTTTAAATATTCATTTAACTTATCTGCCACGGAACATATCTCCTATTGCATTTCTTTCTTCAGTTACCTTAGACTTTTTACCTTGTGGTTTAACTCTAAGTATTTTTTCCAAGTTATTTAAAAATGTTGGTGCTGCTGTTTGTGGTGCTACTCCTTGACCAACGTTTTGTCCTGGTCTTTTTGGAAATCTAGTATTGTTTTTATCTTCTAAAAATTGTCCTCTGTTTACTGGAAATCCTGTTCCAGGAGTTCTAATAGTAGTATCAGGTGCTTGGTCTGTAGTCATACCTAGTTCATTTTTAACTTCTACATCAACTTTTACATATGGTTGTACAGTTCTAAAAATATATTCATAAACACTATTAAGTTGTTCTAGTGGTTCTTCTTCTTTCTTGTTAAGAAAATACTGATACAAATATTGCTTTACAGCATTAACTCTTTGATTGACTACTTTACCAGTAATTACTTTACCAGTTGCAGCATCATAATAATTATCATTTGGATTTACATTTTTATTTTGCAGTAAATCTACAATGTTTTGACCATCTCCAACCATATCAACACCTCTATAACTAGCGTTGTATGGTAAATAAATATTAATATTTTTTGCATACATATCTACAATTTGTTGTGGACTTAAATCTTTAACTTCTTCAACACCTGCAAACATATTTTTTAATTGATTGTTTACTTGTTCACCTGTATATAACCTAACTCTATTACCTTTACCTGTAGCATAAGTTTCTTCATTGTTTAACAATCTACCTTCTTTTGCCATCTGAATAGCACTCATCATTTCTCTAAGTGTCTTAGGTTTTTCTTCTAAAATATTTTGTCCTCTTGTTCTTTCAAATCCTTCTGCAGTAGGTTCAGGTTGTATACTTTCTATAGTTCCATTAGGATTTTGTATTTGTTCAGGATTTTCAATTAAGTTAACATCATATTGTTTTGCTGTTTCTATAAATGGACCACTATTACTTTTAATACCAAAATCTTGTACACCAACAGTTGTCCAGTTATCAATACCAATTCTTTCACCTTCGTTATATTGTGCTATTAATACAGCAGCAATAGCATTAAGTCCAGGGTCATCTAATGCATCTTTAATGTCATCATATGAATTAAATATATCAAATTGTTTTAAATAGTTACCCCATACAGATGAATTAATTTGCCAAGGTCCTCTTGACTTACCATTATCTCCTGGTTTGTTTGTAGCAAATCCACTAGGAACATCACCATCTCTATGCTCTGCTAATGCAATAGCAATTAACTTAGTAATATCTTCTTCTTTATTTGGGTCTAATAATAAATCACTACTTTGATATTCAAAGTCTTGTCCATCAAGATAATTCTTTGCATATTGTATAAACTGAAATAATTGCTGTGGGCTATACATTAAAAGTTCTCCTCAAATACCATAAAGTTTCTTTTAAACTCTGCAGCTTGTGTAGCTCTACTAACTAATTCTTGACTAGCATCTATTCTACCTGCTTCTAAATCATCCATTATTTTACCAAGTTCAAATGTTACATCTATTGGTTGTAGTAATGGTTTACCTAATTGTTGTCTTGCTTCTTCTGCAGATGGTGTAGTTACACCAAAACCACCATAAGTATATGGTCCTAATTGTGAAGTAGTGTTGTATGATTTAGATAATCCAATTACATCTCCTAAAGTAACTTTGTTCTTTTCTATTTCTGCTGCTCTATTAGCTGCTTCTATTTGTAAATTAGAAAAAATAGATGCATATTTTTGATAATCTCTTGCAGTAGGATTAATACCTCTCTCAATAAATAATTGGTCAACAACAGATTTAACTTCTGCTTCTGATGGTGGTACTACTTCTCCTGCAAATTTTTCTGTTAAACTTTCTACCCAACTATTAGTTTGCTCATCAATACCTTTTTTCCATTCTAAAAATGGTCTTAGCTTTCCTATTGATGTAGGTGCATTTTTATCTATTAAACCTAATTGTGGAAACATAGCATTGGCATCATTAGCTTGTGTCATAAGTTGTGCTACGAAATCTACTTCATTACCTTTAGCTGTAAAATTTATAACACCAGGAACAAAGTTATAACTTGATGGGTCTAATCCAAGAGATACTAACTCTTGTTGTAACTCAAATATAGCTTCTTGACTTAATCCTTCAAATATTGCAGTTGCTTCACCCATTCTAAATACAGGTGTTAATACATTTCCTTGTCCATCTTTTTTAAGCTGTCCAGTTGTAGGGTCAATGTATTGGTTACTTTCATTGATTGCCATATTTGGACCTGAATAATAATCATAAGATTTAAAATATATATCGCCTGTTTCAGGGTCTTGTGATTTCTGTGGTATTGCTACAAGTCCAGTAACTTTTTGATTATCAACACTAAATGCTTGTTCTTCTGTGCTTTCAGTATTCCAATCAATAATGGATTGTTGTATTTCATTTACTACATCTACATCACCTATAAAACTAATTGTATAAGTATCATCTACACCACCAGTTACTTCTTTTTCTACTGATGCATCTTCTAAAAATTGATACAATGCATTAATATAACTTTCAAAATTTTCAGGATTTGTTAATTCTTCCTTATAAGGCATAATTGATTCAAAATCAAAACCTAATTCATTTCTGCTAGGTAAAGATAATAAATAACCTAGTGAATATTCTTCACCTGTTATACCACTAGGCGTTTTAATTCTTAATGGTATTTGTATTAAATTATTTATATCCTTAATAAAAATAGATAAATCTTGATAATAATTTTTATCATCATCTAACTTAGATAAGTATTCTTCAATTTGATTTTTTGATTTTTTAGTTGTCATTTCAAATACCTTCTATTATCTAATTCTTTCCAAAAACTTCCTAAGTATATACTAATCCATTCAGTATCTTCGTACTGTATAGCTAATTCTCTAGCATAAGCATCTAGTTCTTCTCTTATCAAGTCAATATTACCTGATGTACCACTAAGTGTAGCAGCAGTTTTACCAGGAATACCACCTTTAGGAATTGTTATACCTCTAAATTTTCCACCATTAAGCACTACATCTATAGCTCTATCATACTCTTTAAAGAATTTTTGTAATGGTTCAAATGCAGGTGATTCTCTAAGTAATGGTTCATTTTCCCAATCTCTTAGTTCTAGTATGATTTGGTATTTATCTGCCATTAATACAGCATCTCCTAAACTACCATAAGCTATAACACCATACTCTTCTTGCAATCTACTTTTCTCTGCAGAATATCTTTCTTGTCTAGCTGAAGCAGTTAATGTTTTATCTTCTTTTAATTCTTCTTTAAAATTCTCTAACTCAAACTGTAGTAATGATTGTTGTACTGCACGTGAATATGCATTAGGTTCTAGTGTTTCTCCACCTGCCATAAATGCAGGTAATGAAAACTCATCATCTACTCTATCAGGAAATAAATGTATAGCTGTGTATGGTTTTCTATCCATTAATTCTTTATTTTCATTTTGAACCCAAAACGCATATGATTCTTTTTTAACAGGAAATCTACCTTGTTTTGCAGTAGATGATTGTCTAAGTGGTATAGGGTTCAATCCATACTTATTAATAAATTGTTGTGTCGTTACATAATAATCAAACTGATTAGCTTCTAATAATTGTTGATATTTTTGTCCAAGTACTTGTATTGTCCACCAAGCACCATTCTTATCTTTAACTTCATATCTTGGTTGTATAGCAGTAGGATATGCAGCTTGTGCAGAACCTCTTACTAACCAATGTATAGCAGCAGCTTTTTCTGCTTCTTGCATAGCAACTTTAATTGATTCTTCATCTTCAGGTGTCCATTTACCTGCGTAGTAATATAAAGTAAATATATCCATAACTGTTCTTGAATAAGAAGCATTAATTTCTTCTGTAGCTTCTTGTGATAATGGAACTGCTTTCATAATACCTTTAAACCAAGAAGGTAATTCATCAATAAAGTTGACACCACCACCAGGTTGTTCAAAGTTTCCTAAGACAAAATCATTTAAAAATTTAGGTGCTGTTGCAATTTTGGTTAATATTTTAAATGGAAATGTAACTATAGGACCAAATCCTGGTGAGAAACCATTAGCAGATATTAAGTTAAGTCCTTCTAAGAAACCATATGGTTTTACTCTTACACCTTCATCAGTTAAATCTTCTCCAAGTAATGTTGTCTGTAATGGTGCAAATCCAAAAGCACCAGGTATAGCTGTCATACCAAATGTCATAACATTCATAACATCAACATAATTAAATAACAGTTCTCCTGTTACAGGGTCTGATGTAAAGAATGCATTATCTGTATCCCAAGGTTTTGCTTCTTTTCCTCTATCAATACCAATACGAGTTCTATTAAACTTCTGTGGGTTTTCAATAAGTAAGTTACCCCAAGTTTTTAAAACTTCTTGCCATATTTCAGGAAATGGTACATATGATGACATAACATCAGATAACACGTGTCTATCAGAACTAGCGTACAAAAGATTTCTAACTTGTTCCATAGCTTTATATTTAAGTAATGTTTCTGCTTGTTCTAGTGTTATAATGGTATTTTCTTCTGCAGGTAACTTAGATTTTTTTAGTAAATTCTTGAATAAATCACTATCTCCTACCCAAGTCTTAGCACCTACAATAAATTCTTTTTTAACATCTTCTGTCATAAATGGTAATAAATCTTCTGCAAGTGTATAAAACGACCATCTAAACATTGGGTCACGATTTAACCAATCAGATGGTTTAGTTAATAGTAATGAGTATGCACTACCTAATGCTTCATCCCATTTGTTTAATGCACTTGTTGCTAATTGTCCTGTAGATGTTAAGTTTGGATTATTATTAAATGCTTGTTTTCTTGGACCTAAATCTAATTTAACTATATCTTCATCAAAGACTTGTTTTATTTTGTCATAAAATTTACCAAAGTATTTTTCTGTTTTAGCAGATAATACAGAATACTTTTGTGCTAATTCTAAATAATCTTCTCCATCAACAAATCCACCATTAGCAATAAACTCTCTTACTTTAGCTGCACCTAATGATAAATCTGCTTCGTAATCAGGAAATACTAATTCTCCACTTGGACCTGATATTATTTCTCTTGCTTGTACTTCAGTTATTTCTTGTCCATTACGTAATATTTTTCTACTTTCATTACCTTGTAATCTAGCTATTTCATATTCTGCAGATTTTAAATATTTCATTAATTGGTTTTTATCTTTTAATATTGCTCTAACTTCAGAATCATCACTTCTTCTAATTAATTCATTGATATATTTTTTTCCTTGTGTAGTTTCTGTAAAAAACTTTAACGCTTTATTTGCACCATCTCTAGCAACCACAACAAACAATGGGTCACCTGCTTTATTTAAAATATCGTGAATCCATCCACGCCACCATTGAGGATTAATTACAGGAGTATCTCCAACCATTTTGTATTTATCAACCATAATGTAAAAATCTTCTGCTGCATTTAATTGTCTACCTCTTGGCTTTAATGCATTAGTTAATGATTGTTCTGCCATTGTTTGTACATAATATTTATCTGTATTGAAGAATGAACCTGATGGTGCAGCTTGTGCATATCCACCTTTTTTATTAATTATTTTTTTAGCTGTTTGAAAATTACTATCAAACAAAAATTCCATTACTTCTTGTATTACAGGAGAATCAATATTTATATTATCTATTCGTGCATCAGGTTGTCTATAAATAGGAACTTCTATTACATCATATGCACCCCTATTGTATCTTATTGTAGATATTTTTTTAATTGGATGGTTATCAGGTAGTATTTGTAAAAATTCTTCTCTTAAATATATTTTTGGTTGATGAGCTTTTATAGCAATAGACATAGCATTTTTAATATATTTTTCTGCTTCTGTTAATGAAGTAACATCTTCTATTTTTCCAAGTTGTACTGCAACATCTAGTATTACTGTGTTATCTACTATTTCTATATTTATTCCGTGTTGTGCTTTTTCTAATTGCAACCTTATTGATGGATTAGTTGCGTAATTACTTACAGCATTTGCCAACTCTTCTTTAGTTGTAAATTCAATTATTTGTTTATATTTTTTATTTGGAATAACAGAAACTGCAGCTAAATCTATTTTACTTAAATTTGAAAAAGGTAATATATTTGGTGGGCTATCTGTCATAAAAGTACTTTTTAAAAAGTTTCTACCATCTTTAACTTTTTGTTTACCTAATGTTTTAAGTTCACCAATAATTTCATCAAAAGCAAATTCAGTTACATTCTTACCATCAATAGCGTATTGTAAAAATGAATCTCCTACTTGTCCTGATGCATTTGTGTTAAGTCTTAACACTTTCATTATTTGCTGTATGTCATCATACTTCAAAGTTTGTAATGCTTTTTGCATATCTACATTACCTAACAATTCAGCAACGCTATCTATATCATCTGCTGCAATAGCAGTAGAATATAATTGTTCTCCTAAACTATCTACAAGCTGTATATTCATAGGACTATTCTTAAACATTCCATTTGTTTTAAGCGAAGCTAATAACAATGGATGTGAAAATACATTAGGACCACCATACATAGCAATACGTACTGCTTCTTCAGGTGGAACTCTTAAACTTAATGCAGGTCTTAACATCCAAGATGGTTTTAATGCACGTTGCATTATGTAATCAGAATATAAATAATCTAACCAACCAGTAGGTGCTAATGTAGTTTTACCTGAACGTAAATTCTTTTTTAATCCTCTTGTAGGTATCTTTGCATTTTCTAATATTTTTTCTGTTAGCTTATAATCTTTTTGACCCCAAGTAGTAGATATTAATTTTTTAAGACCACTTCTATTTGGTCCAACCATTCTTCTAAAAGAACTTAATGCTCTTCCTAATTCTTGGTAATCAATTAATGGAGTAAAGTTATCAGCAAATTGACCTAAAGAAAAAGCAGTAGGAACAGCTATCTCTGTAGCTTCCAATATGTTTCCTGCATCATCAACTCTATCAGGTCTATATTTATATTTTGTTCCAGGAAATGCTAATGGTTGCCCTTCGCTGTCATACAGATATTTTCTTTTTTCTGCAATTTCATTATTAACAAAATCCATAACACCTTTGACTAAATCTTCTTCATCTGCTAAATCAGGATTATCTTTAATAACTTGATTTTTAATTTTATTATTTAATGTTCTAACAACTTTAACTATGTCATCTTGATTTCTAGCTTCAAGCAATTCACGAATGTAATAATCTCTAGTTTGTTGAGTTTCACCTAATGTAATTAATATTCCATCTATGTTTTCTATTGTTTCACCAATGTAATTAACTGAAGCAAATCTACTTGGTGCTAAATCAAATAATCTTTTTACTCTTTGTGGTAATGCATTTTTTAACGAACCACCTAAACCAATAACACCTTTGAATGGGTCATCACTCATTTTTCCAAGTAACGCACCTACAGTATTTCTAAGTGGTGCAATATCTACAGATTGACCTGCAAATTTTTTAGCTAACTCGTTTGCCATATCTGCAACAACAGATTGTCGCATTGGTAATTTAGTAATTGGTGTTTCTATAGCAGCTTGTGCTATTTCTTGACCAACAAAAGAACCTGAATAAGGTGCAATCATTAAATCAGATAAATCTCCGTGTTTTAGTAAAGACATAACAATTTCTTTCATAGAGTTTTTATCTTTAACTTGTGCTAATAGTTTTAATACTTTAGGGTCAACTTTACTTAATGAAGGTATATCTTTAAGTCTTGATATTGAATCATTTTGTGTTAACGCATCTACAAACTTTTCTCCCCATTTAGAATCCATAATTTGTTCTGCAGTTTTACCAAAAGTTAATCTTCTAGCTTCTTTACCTTTTTTACCTGGAACAAATGTTTTTAATGCTCTAGTCATAAAAGCAGCATCATCAACATATTGTGCAACTTCTGTAGCAGATATTATTTGCCTACCTGCAGTTTTAGCTGCACCACCATAACCAAGTAATAAGTTTATTGGGTCTGCACCTAATCTAAATGCACCATCAATAATGGTAGAAGCTAACGCATAAGCTATATCTCCTTCTTGCGAAAATTGTGCAGCTACAACTCTACCTGGAGATATTGGTATTCTTTCTCCTGTTTTAGTTGTATAAGTAAATTGATATTCATCTCTTTCAAATTCTTCAGTTATTGGTTTACCATATACTTTTTGTGCTTCTTGATATGCTTCTGTAGGTGATTTACCTAATTTAATCTGTTTACTGTAAACATCAGTATCTTCTAATGCGATTGAATTAGGTAAAATACCCACACCTAAGTTAAGTGGTTTACCTGCATTTACTTCATTGATAGCTCTACGAAATTCGTTTTCACCATATGCTTCTTTTGCTTCATTATATTTATTATTAAATTCATTACCTAAAGTTGATTTACGTATTGATTCAGTTAATTGTTCTCCTGGAATTAATCCTGCCAACGTATTACCAAGTACTGCTGTAGCAACATTTGAATCAGTAGCTTGTGCAGCAACTACAGAAGATTTAAAATTTCTTGATATATTTTGAAAAGCACTATCCATAGCTAAAAAAGATAACTGTGTTGCTCTTTTTAAAGGATTAACTTGTGTATTAACTTTTACACGTTGTTTTTTTTCCATAGCACGTTGTTGTGTTTGTGCAATCTTTAAAGTATCTTCATCATCTGCTTTTAATCCCATAAGTGGTAAATAAGCAATTAATCTTTTATCCATACTTGGATAGGTATATGCCATATCTCTCATAGCTTGTGCTAAATCAGGAGTAATAGCTCTTTCAAATTCAGATACTTCTTGAATGTTCTTATTTGTTTTTTCGGCTAATCCTTCTTTAACCTGTGAAGGCATATAGAAATTAGGTCTAAAATCCATATTAACCTATATCTATATCTGCTTCTAATAGCTCATCCCATATTGGGTCAGGTAATACTCTTTTCGCTGCTTTAAAAATATTAGCAACTGTATTAGTTGCCATTGGTGTAGGACCATTATCTCCTGCACCTAATGGAATACCTGATGTAATAGGTTCAAAAGGTTTATTAGTAGGTGCTGCTAAATTAATTGGCGATTTAGGAACTATTGGTCTAGTAGGTGCAACTCGTGGTCCACCACCTTGCATTGGACTAATAGCACCTGCTTGTTCTTCTAGCATTGTTGTCTGCCCTGTTGGGTCGCCTTCTTTTCTAGGTGGTGCAACTATATCTGCAAAAGCACCTGATTGTGTTAGGTCGGTAGCTTCCTCCAACGCTTTGCTTCTTCTTCCTCTATTATATTTATTTGCCATATAAGTCATCTCCTAGTTCAGGGTTGTATTCGTATTCAAATGTTAAGTTAATAAAAAAATGAGGATGTGGTGTAGGTAATGTTATAAATTGGCTCATAACTACACTATTTAATTTATCTGTACCTGTATATGCTTCATCTGACCAATCTTCTTGATTAATCATATTGTAAAACTTAGCGATTACTTCTTGTTCATCCAAGAGGAACTCCTTGTGGTGGTGGTCCTGCTTGACCTAAAGCACCAAGTACTTGTTCAATTCCTGGTAATCCACCTCCAGGACCTGCAGGTATTTGTGGTCCACCTTGACCCAACAACGCTAATTCTTCAGGTGTAGGTTCTTCACCTTCTGCTGTATAAAATTTATCTAAAATCTCTGACATTTTTTGTGGATTTTTTCTTATCTCTATAGCAGACATTAATGCCTTTTGGTCGCCTTGTGATGCTTGTGCCATAAGAGTTTCAAACAAAACTGTTTCTGCTCTTTCTGCGTGAATACGTTGTTGTATTCTAGTTATGTTATCTAATCCATCCATATTCTCTTGTAGAGTTTGTGTATCTATAATTCCTTGTTGCTTTAATTGCAAACCAGTAATAATTTTTTGTGCTTCATCAAATCCTGCCATAACACCATAAACTCTTCTAGTTTCATAAACTTCTGATATATCAGTTTCAGGTGTATAGCTTTCTTTAAAAGAAGTTCCTTTATGCCTACCTGCAATAGGTTTACGCACATTACCAAACATTAACTCATCATATTCAAGTCGTTTAGCATCCATCTCTTCTAAAGCATCTTTTAATACTGTTTGATATTCTCTAACGTGTAGTGATGCAGATTGTCCTAGTTCTTCTAGTCCTCTACCAGTAACAAAAGAGTTTGGAGATTGACCATCATCAGATACAGGATATGCAGCACCAAGTCGCAAGTGTCGCTCTAGTCTATCTACTTGTTGAAATAGTTGGTATGGTAGATTGTTGACAGGCTTTGACACTTGTGAACCTGGTGTTAAATAGTTAACAGCAAATCTGCCTTTTCTATATTTACCTGATTCAATTTCTCCTACAATATTTGTTTCTGTAAATACTGCATCTTCCATAGCAATAGTTCCAAGAATATTAATCTTTGCCATATTTGCCATAAGACCAGTTATGTGTTGGAACTGTGATTGCATTTGGTCAAACGCATATCGTTTAGCAACAATAAACGCAGGACCTGACCTTAATATGTTAGGAATAAAATCTATAATTTTTTTATTTTCAGGAAGATAAATATACGTTCCTTCTTTGTCATAATACTGAACTAATACTTTTCCGTGTCCTGTAGAGTTAGCCCAACTTCCTGCTCTATCTGTACTATCAAGTAAAGCAGAGTATGGATTTTGAAAACCTTGTTGTCCTTTTTCTGCTTGTTGATAAATATATGCTTTAGCTTCAGGATATTGTTCAGCTAATATTCTATGTGGAACTCTACGTATAATTGCTAATTCATCAGGTTGTTGGTCATTACCAAATGTTCCTGGATAACAAGTAAACGAATCTTGTAGTTCTGCATATGGATATGGATTACCATCTCTATCTCTTCTATGACCTAATGTCCAAACAATAAATCCATAACCAGGTAACCATCTTGCTGCTTGTGGTAATTGTTTATCTAGCTTTTGAAATTTATCATAAGCAGTAACAATTCTCTCTAGCTTCTCTGATTTTTTCTTTGCTCTTTCACTATCCTTTTCGTTGATTATATCAACTTTTAAATCAGGACTTCTACCCAGTTTTTGTGCAAATCTTTCTAGTGCAGTTAAAAATAAGTTAGGTGCAGGTAATTCGTGATATTCTACATTAATTGTATTACCTAGCAACGCTTTAACTGCTGCTTCACCACCATTCATAATATCCCTAATTCTACTTCTATCAATAAGTGATTCTTGATTGATAACTCTTAGGTAATCTATTCTGTCATATAATTTATCGCTGTTAAGTGGCATCTATCTCCAATTATCTATATCCATCATACTAGATTCGTACCCTGAAAAGCTAGGATTATAATCATATCCTAACTCTGCAAAGCGTTCTTTTTGCATACGCCTAATTGCTCTCATTGGAAACCAACTAGCCATAACTATGTCTGTCTTTGTACCCACACTCTTGCTTTTATTCTTAGCAGAACTAAAGTACACTAACTGACTTGTATATAAGTTTACCTTCTCTTGTGCTTCAAAGCTAAGATATGGCAAAGAAATATTTTGTTCTTGAAACATAGGTCGCATAGCAGTAACACCATAAATTGGGTCAAATTTATTCTTATGTGTTTCGTGTCCTTCTAAAAATATTCCGTGCTTAGATGCAAAATCTCTAATACTTTTATCTTGTCGTATTGCTTTTTGAAATCCGTTTTCTTCAATAACCCAATGAGATACATTATATTTTAACCACCACTCTTTCATAATCTCTAGTGCTTGTGGAATACCACCACCTAAATTGTTATTCATATCTACCATATGTAATTTGTTTGTTACTGAATCATATGCCCATAAGAACGCAGCTTGATAACCTGTAGATGCAGGGTCTAATCCTGCTATAAGTCTTGTACCTTGTGGTATGTGTCCTATGTTTCTTTTTTGGTCACGACACGCTTCTATTTCTTCTCTATCAAACAAAGCTAAACCATCAGGCATAGCAACATTCAAATAAACCATTTCATAAATTGCTCTACCACCTGTAGTTTCTGCAGCTCTTTTTCTATCCATTAACCATTTGTAAGTTCTTTTACCTGCCCATAACATACAATCAATATGTTCTTCTTCATTCCAATCAGGTAAATTACAAGCAGTATCGTGTGCTTCTTCTACAGTTGCAACCCAACTTTGATTATCAAGTAGGTGTGAATATAAATCATCATAATGTTGTCTTGAACCAATAACTACCATAGCAGTATGTTCTTCTTTTCTTGATGACAATGTTGTTGTCCACCAACTTCTAGTATTTTCTCTTGATGATGGTTGCATTGTAGAGTTATGGTCCTCAATGTCATCTGCAATAATAATATCGCAATCACGAGAAAGTATCTTACCACCTCTACCAATACCAACCATAGTTGGAGATTTAATACCAGTTACAGTTCTAGTACCTACAGTAAAACCATTTTGTGACCAAGACTTACCTGTACGAGATGTAGGTTTAAATTTTGCACCAGGTCCACATATTTCTTCAATTAATAATTCATTACTTTCTAGTTGGTCAAGTACAGAACCTACAGCATTCTTAGCAATCTCTTCGTTACCACCTACCCATAAAATACGAATGTTAGGATTTTTACAAATAAGCCATACTGCAAAATGAATTAACAAATCTGTTTTTCCGTGTCGTGGTGGTGATAATATTAATTGCTGTCCACCATTGTCTATAGCATTCATAATTTGATTTATCCACTTCTTGTGAAATTCAGGTGTTTCGTATGCTATACCTTGTTCTGTTTGAAAATATCTTTGTCTAAAATCTTCAAAGTCAGCTAATGTTTTTTCTGCAACTTGTGGTAGTTTCCAGTTATCTTGTTCTTTCTTTGTTTTTAAATCTTCAATGTATGCAGAAAATGCCATAGATACTGCACCAACTGTTGTGCCTAATATCTCTGCAACTTCTTGCATTGTTATTTTTTCTGTGTATATATCTGCAGCTAAACCTGATTCAATTATGTCGTTATAAACCTGTCCTCTACGTGCTTGTACATTTGTTTTTCTACTAGGTATTTCAAGTACATCATCTTGTTGTGACCATTCCTTACCTGCTTTTCTAGCACGTTTCTTTTGCATATTAATTCTGTTAGCACAACGTGTAGAACAATATTTTTTTGCTCTAGGTGGTAATGGTCTATGACAACCTGCTGCGTAACATAATTTTTTATTTGCCATATTTAACACATTCTTTATTTCTACACACTACGTGACCTTTTTCAATTTTTAATTTAACTCCACACATAGGACAAGGTATATCGTATGTACTCAATTATTTTTTCTTTGTTTTTGCATAATATGCTTGTACTTGTTTGAGGGTCATCTTTTTACCACTAGGTGAATAATAATATTTACCTCGTTTAGTAAAAGGCATAATTACATCTTCTTATATTTTTTAGTTTTCTTAGCGTAAGATTTTTTCTTACCTTTTTTGTCTATAACCATACTCATTACTATAACACAAAACCCCACCGAAGTGGGGTTCTGCACGTACAGTCTGTCCATTTACTGTTTTATGAAAGAATATGAAATATCAAATCAACTAGCCATCAGTTTCTTAACACACAATTGTCATTATTTTTTCTGATGAAAAGCCTTTTCTTTTCATATCTAATCGTGTACCTCTACACGATACTTTTGGACTTTCCAAAAGTATGTTTATACTAGCTTCCCCCCCAAGCTAA